CCAAATATACTACCAGTAATATCGCCGTCAAATGAACCAGTTGCTGTAATAATTCCTGTAAATGTACCTTGATGATCACCAAATGCGTTACCAGATAAATTGCCAGTTACGTTACCAAGAACATCGCCAGTAACATTACCTGTAATGTCACCTGTAACGTCACCTGTTAAGGATCCTGTAAATTCGCTGGTATCACTATTAACTAGAATAGTACTGTCGTCACTGACAATATTAATTTGATAATTGGAGCCTTCTACAACTCCGTCGGCGATATTACTAACTAGTGTTTTTGGTTCCCAATTGCCAGAACTACTATTCCAAGATAGTACTTGTCCGTTAGTCTTACCAGCTAAATTAGTGTCAGTTAGGCTTTCTAATGTAGTTGCTGCATCCGCAGATACTAGTGTTCCACCTGCTGTAGTTCCGTCACCAGCATATAATTGCTTGGTGTCAATCGTGTAAATTAGTTCACCTTGCAAAGGTGTTATTAGCAAGCGCTCTGCATCTGTGCCGCGTCTTAGACGTAATGCCATGTATATACTCCTAGAATATCTATTATTAGTATTTATACATTTTTAAAGATAACCTAAAAGTTTATTTGCGTTTTTTCATAAAACTCTTGGTTCTATCTTTGATGTCTTTAACAACTTTAGAAGTATTTAGGCGAAAGTCAACGTGCGATATTTCGTCATTGTACTGTTCGAGAAATGTTTCTAAACTGCTTTCGATTTGATTAACATCGCCACTAGGACCCTTATTGTTCATGTCTATTTCCCAAACTTTTCCATCGTGGAAATAAACATGAACGTTATGAATGTACTCAATAGGCACAGCCTTAATTTCGACATCGCCAAAAATTTCAGGCCAATGGCTAATTACTTCTGGAGGCAATTTATTTTTAGGCACTAGCAGCAGTCTTCTTTGTAGATGCTTTCTTTTTAGTTGGAACTAGTTCTTCAGCTTGTCTGCGCAATTCTGCTGCTTCTTTGCTTAGTCGATCTGCATCACTCCGGAACTTTTTAGCAAGTAACTCGTCAGTCATTACGCCATCGTCTGCTACAGGGGCTACACTAGGAGCAGCCGCTGCCATTTCACTAGCAGTCAATGCAGGCTCGGCATTTGTAGGTTTTACTGTTTGTCCATTTGGACCTTTAACTGCTAAGTCAGCAACAGTTACGCCTCGCTGTGTTGCAATAGCTTCGTTAAGTTCGTTTAGTCTAATACTAGTATTCTGATTAGGAATCATTTCAACATCAGACGTTTTTACTTTGACCATTTTACCAGTTGTATGAAAACGTGCAAGCATGTTGCTACCGTCTGATAGTTGTGTACGCATCATAACAGTTGCTAAGTCATCTGCTTCTTGTCCTGACGCAGATTCGACTAACTTGATTAGTGAATCGTGATCACCAGCTTCTAAGTTTTCAGTTGTTACTACTACACAGTATTCTGGTTCACCTGGTAGTACTTTATATGCAACAATTACTCTACGTTTGTTGTGTGCCATACGGCCTACATGCTTTAACATATTATGCTCCTTGTTCAGGTTGTTGTGCTGCTACAGCACCTAAAAACGCTTCTAATTTACTATAAGTTTGTCCTACAGTCATCATCTCGTTAGGTTTAAAAGCACCACGTTGACTTGCAACATCAATGATGCTTTTTAGTGCTTGTAAGTCTTGCACAGTAAGATCTGGGCCTTGTGCTTGTGCTTGTGCTTGTGGTTCTGCCGCTGGCGCTTCTGTGGTTTCAGTTGCTTCAACGCTAGTTTTTTCGCTCATAATTATCTCCTTGTTATAGTATATATGCGCAGTTTATTTATTTGTACTTCAAATGTGGACACGCTAACATGAAAAAACTCATGTCCTTAGTCTCTTCAAACCCTACTGTAATCACATGAGTTAGTTTATTCTCACTATCTAGTGTTACATTTTTACCAATGTAAAATCGATTCTTTAAATTATGCATAACCCACTTGACTAGACTATCTTCTAGATTATATTTCATAGGCAAGTTAACGTATTCAAAGTGAGGCGGCGCTGATTTAACTTGTCTCACTTCAAACACGTTTAACGGGTTAGGTTGATTGTTTTTAATCATGCTGCCTGATCATAATGTGCCGTTTGTCCGAACGGTGCTTGTAGGTTTTTATCGTGGTGACTGTGAATAACAAATACGGTATCGCAGTAGTCTTCGTCACCCCAGCTGTCCCAAGCATAGCCGTCTGTGAACATAATAAACTTCTTAGGAACATATCCTGTTTCTTTCATGTACGTCCAGTTAGCTTGGAAGTCGGTGCCACCACCGCCCATGATCTCATAGTCAAGCAGGTCCTCACCGCCTTCTGCACTAAAATCTTGCTCGTTATAAACTTTAGTATCAAAGCACCATACTTTAATTTTATAGTCTTTGTATTCTTCCATAATGCCTTTGATTTCACCTAAGAAGTCTGCACCTTGTTGAGTTCCAATTGAGCCACTCATGTCAAGTGCAACAGCAATATCAATTGTTTCAGAGAAGTTCATGCCAGGTAGTATAGCACCACTCATTTGTCCTTTGCGGCTAGGGCGAGCAAATGTATAATCATCTCGAATAGTGCTTTGGATTTGCTGACGTAGCAGTTCACGCCAGTTCATCTTAGGCTCAGTAAGCTCTTTGATCATACGTGCTACACCTGCTGGTACATTACCTGCACCTGCACTTTGCGCGGCACTAAGCATATTCTCTTTGATCTCGTCTTTGATCTGTTTCATTTCCTCATCGGAAAACTTAGGCTTACGTTTGCTTACACTGTTACCATTGCTGTCTTTGCCTTCTTGGCCACCGTCACCTTCTTCTTTGCCGTCACCTTCGTCCATGTCAAGGTGTTCGTCTAGCATTTCACCGAGTTGCTTCAAGTACTCTTCGCCATTCTTTTTAGCTTCTTCAAACAGTTCGTCATAGACTTCTTCTGAAGTCCAACCTTCATATTTAAAGTCTTGGAAGCAGTCTACAATCTTAGGAGTTTCGCCAATACGGTCACGTACAAGTGTGTTGTTAACAATATAGTCAGCGGCAATGTTGTAGAGCATAGGATTGCGATCATCTCTACGTCCTAGGTGATCAAACACCATATGTAGGATTTCGTGTGCTACAACAAACTCAATTTCTTTATTAGACATAGCATTAAAGAACTGAGTGTTAAAATATAAGTTGCGTCCGTCCACAGCGGCTGTAGGCAACCAATCATCTGCTGCCAAAATGCGCAAACGTGTAGCCATGTTACCAAAGAAAGGATGACGCAGTAGCAGTCCTACACGAGCAGTAATGATACGATCGAGTACTTCTACACGCATTTCTTCCAATGCTTCTGTTGTAATATCAGGATCTGGTGACCATTTTTTAAGCTTGCTTGCAGTATCTTTAGTAGCCATTGTATTGTCCTCTTGTTAACTTATATATATTATAGCATATATTTAATGATTGTCAACCTAAAAGAGTAGGCGAACTCCAAAGAACTCGCCTACTTAGCATCAAGCGCCGTTTGCGGCTTTAATGTATTTGCCGTAGCGATCATGGAATTCGTCAAAGCACTCGACTTCATCAGGATCAATAGGCAACTGATACTGTGTAAGTGCAAGTTTAATACCCATAACAACTAGCTCAGTTTCAAAGTTATCCATTGCAAAGCGTAGGAAGTTGTTGACTTTATCATCGAACTTTTTGTCGTTTGCATCACAAGCTTCTTTCAGTTCGTAGCACAAAGACACTGTCAAAGAGTACATAGCACTGATTTCTTTAGACTTCATCTCTTTAACTTTGCCTGCTAGAATGTCAGTTGGATTAGGCATACTCGACGCAACCTTGCGGTGAGCCATAAACTTGACAGCCAAACCTTCTCCAACTGCACCTGCTACAAGGTCAGTTGTAGTGGTTTCGTCAAGGCCATCATCAAGCAATTCTGATACAAAAGACCACGAACGAGGCGTAGCAAACGAGCGGCTCGGGCTCTTAGGATCAAAGTCGTACAAGTCTTTCTTACTAAAACTCAAGTAACCTACTACATCGTTGTTAATGCGATTGTCAACAGCCCACTGGAACCAGTCATCAAAGTTAACAGCAAGTTCCAAGTGTACAAAGCGGTTAGCCAACGGAGCAGGCATACGATATGTAACACCTTTGTCAGCTTCACGGTTGCCTGCCGCAACAATCATAACATTGTCTGGCAACTTATAAGTGCCTACACGGCGGTTAAGAATCAACTGGTATGCCGCAGCCTGTACACTTGGTGCCGCTGAGTTCATTTCGTCCAAGAAAAGAACAATGTTATCGTATTTTTCTGCCATTTCTTGTGTAGGAAGTTCGCTCGGAGCGCCCCACACCATTGTGCCTGAGTTGCTGTCAAAGTAAGGAATGCCTTTAATGTCTGTAGGCTCCCAAAGCGACAAGCGGATGTCAATAAGGTGCGAGTTAGAAAAACTATTAGTAATTTGCGCTACAATGTCCGACTTACCAATGCCTGGAGGTCCCCACATAAAGATAGGACGTTTTTTAGACATAGCATGACGAATGCTGTTTTTTGCTGCATTTGGACTAACAGTGCGTGTTGCGGTATCCATAGTGTATTCCTTCTTTGTGGATCAGTGCTTAATTTCTTACTATGTATATATAATAACATCACTGTACAAAAAGTCAACCATTTTCTGAATCTTTTTTCTGGCGATTCATTGCTTTTGTAAGACCATATTTGCGTAGATCGCCACTAAAAAGAGTTAATTCAACTGCCTTCTTTTCGTTTGTTACTGTGATACTCCTAGGAGTTAAGTAGTACGGACAGTCGATAAATTGATCTAAAAAGATAATAATTTGTGTAGTAAGCGGAGTATCTCTAGGATACGGAATGTCGTAAGTAGCAAGTCCGATCCTCATCAATGTTTCCATCCCTGCGTCTGTTAGTCGTAACCCTCCAGACTCTTTGTTTCTGCTATTATACCACCAGTCTGTTTTATGCTGTTTGACTGAGACTTCGTTGACACTTATCCCAAGTTCTTTCAAGAATAATTTAGTATATGTGTCTTTCCAGTTCATTCTTCTGTTACTATCTCACCGTCAGTAAGTTTGTATACTGCAAACTCTTCACACTTAAACATTTCGTTTAATTTTTTAGCAAGATTGTGTGCATGCCCAGGATTTGAGAAACTTGTCTTCTTATATTTCGGACCAGGATAGTTTGTAAGTGCATTTGCACTCTTAAGATTAAACGGTTTATTTTGGTAGAATACTGCCCAAATGGCTTCTGCCTCCAAAACTTGCTCACTTTTATAGGTCTTACTATTAATGTTTTCTAAAATAACTGTTGGCTTAGGCCTACTCATATGCGTATCCTTTTAATTAACTACGCATATATTTATCTCTTTTAAAAGTTATCTACGTATATTAAAACTTAGATCCGCCATCTAAATTAATTTCAATAGTCTCGTTGTCACTTCTTTTTGACTCTGCAACTAGCTTTTCCAAATCGCCATGCAGTCTACTCATAACAACTCCTAGTGTAAATGCTAAGTTCTTTGCAGTAGCAATATCAAGTTTAACTTCTCTTGCACGACTGTTCTCTGCTGCCTTTACTGCATTTAGAAACTGTTGTAGCGGAATAGTGTTTAGTGGTTCAACGGCCGGCACGTGATAACTCCTGTCGCATTTCGATTTCTGTTTTAAATGGACCTTTTGTTTCGTAACGTTCAACTGTAATCAGTTTAGGACAAAAACTTTTAACCCAGCCTTTTTCAAAACGAATGATATAGTAACCTGCACAATATGCACTCTTAGACTTTTCACTTTTAGTAAACAGCGGCAATTTGCGCTTTACATCATACATTGTGTTATATGGAGCAACACTAGTAGGAAATTTGTGTACAAAAAATATATCTTGTGTAGGTTGTGGTGTATCAGTTACGTCAGTCCAGATAAGTTCTGTTCCAAACTTTTTCTTTATTTGTTTAGTATTATCAAAGAAACATGTTTCAATTTTACTACTAAACATATATCTATCATCATTCCATGATAGCGTACCAATACGTTCTTGGTTATTTTCTACAATCCAAAAACGGTCTTTTAATACAGGTTTTGCTTTTAGTGTCATTGAGGGTACCTTGCTTGTAATGCTTGTGCATATGACTGTGCCTGATCTGCAATACGTTGCATATCCCATTTAGCACAGAACTTCATAAGTCGCATACCGACTTGTGTAATATTTTTAGGTTCTACTTCTGCAACAGTACTATTTATAATCTCTCTAATCTCTGCAGGTTGTGCTGTAAGGTCGCACAGTGTAACATTTCGTGTGTAATCATCTAGCACACGATGTTCGTCACCGTTGTGATCTGTCCAACGCTGTAGCATCATATTGTTCCAATTGAAGCCTTTTGTAGTCTTGTCTTCAAATGCTTCAATTAGTCCGACTTTGTTCTTTGTGCCTTTTTTTCTAACACCTGGATAGGCGCTAAACACGTTGTCACTAGTGTCGCCACGCATGCACTTTTCAAACAACATGAACTCAGGATCTGGAGCAGGCTTTGCTTCTCTTGTCTTCTTATCCAACACGGGCTTTCCTTTGTCATCAAAATATCCTTCATGTGTAATTGTAACATTACTTACCCCATTGTACTGACGTACATTAGGAGCGATAAGTTGTGCAAAGTCACCGTCTGTACTAATAATAACATGGTTGTCATTAGGGTGCGCTTGTACCCAGCCTGCAATTAAATCATCTGCTTCTAATTGAGGATGACGCATAACAGTGCAATTAGTTTTTTCTGTAACAAAGTCTTTAAACTCATCAAACAGTTCCCAAAACACAGTATCTTCTTCTTGTTGTGAAGGAGTAAGTGCATCACGGGCTACTTGTCTATTACGCTTGTAAGGTTCGTAATAGTCTTTGCGCCAACTGCGTCCTTCCAAACAGAACACAACATGATCTGCATTAAAGTCAGTCCATGCTTTCTTTACACTATTAAGTGTAATATGAATTGCCATACCTGCTTTCGTATCAATATCGCCACGTACTACGTGACGGGCTCTAAAGAAAGTGTTAGCTGTATCTACTAGTACATAAGTTGCCATTGTATTGCCTTGTATTGTGTTAGTTTAAATATAGTATAACATCCTTGTGTACAGTTGTCAACTAACTTCTGACTTGCCTTTAGATATAGGAACAACATTAATGTACCCAGCACCTCGATTAGTATCTTGTCCTTCTTCTTCAAGCATATTATAAACAATGTCTCTAAACCAACGATCTACAATTTCTTCTTCAGGATCATTGTCGACACCATATCCTGCTTGAATAAGTTGTGCGATAAAGTATTCGTTCCAATCGAGTTCAAAGAAACCATTACGCACATTCTCTTCATTAACTTTAACATCAATTACATTTACCCAAGGCTCTTTGCGGCGTGTAGCATATTCTTTTGGATCTTTCTTTTTAAGCAGTTTCATTTCTTCTTCTACGATACGAATTTCTTCTGCTTTTAGTGCTTCTTCCTTAGCAGTAATACCTGTTAAGTCTCTTACTTTTTTATTCCACCATCCCATTATAGTCCTGCCTCCCTTGCTCTAATCATTCTTTGTTCAATCTCTGCTGCCTGTTCGTCATGTGTTTTGCCTACTTTAGCAGTCATAGCCTTTTCATGTGCTTCGTTCATATATTGCTTCTTACGTTCCCCATGCATTTCCGAATAAGGATATATGGAGTCTTGGGGTGAAACGCCATCCTTTTTCCATACAAACTTGCGCAACCTCTTGAACATTGAGAACATACTCTTCCGAGCGTCCGCCAAGCGGCATACAATATACTGGACACTCAACGCCGATGTCACGATATGCTTGCACAGCTCGCCCAGCTTCTTCAATGTCTGCACGATCAGCAACAACAAATTTAAGATAAATGTCACTACCAGCAACAGTGGAATAATTAAGAGCAACATCAGGACGAATA